ACTCGACTCCTGGATGAAGTGAGGGGCCGTTAAGCCCCTCACATTGCTTTGCCTAACTCACTTGTTAGTGAGGTATTAGCCCAGCAGTTCATCCAGCTCGTCGAGGTCGTCCATGTCCAGGTCAGCAGGCTTGGAAGCCGAGCCGCTTACCGGGATATAGTCGGCGTCTTCCGCGTCGGACATATCAGCCAGAGCAGCGCTGCTGCGCGAAGCAGGCAGAGCAGTGGCCGGCGCCGAGACGCCGATGATAGTGCCGATTGCGTTCAGAGCTTTCAGCTGGCCAGCGGAGTTTTCCTGAGCAACGAACTCGTCCAGGTTCACCAGGTTCACCAGAACCGCTTTGTTCACCGGAGTGGACTTCGCGCTCGGGAGAACGGTGTAGCTGGTATCCAGACCAGAGCCTTCACGCTTGATCTTGATATCGATGCCGCTGTCCAGGTCGGTGATATCACCGTATTCCTTGACCAGTTCGCAGATGGACTCGAACACACCCTGACCAACTTCGAGCACCTGGACTTTGGTCGGCTCGGAGCCGGTCAGGTGCAGGACGTTCATCAGGTAGCGCTGGGCGGAACCAGCTTTCTTGAGGTATTCGGTCATCTTGTCGTCGGTGGAAACACCGAGCGACTTCTTGATGCACTCGCAGACTTCACAGGGCTTACCGAAGGTCTTCTCGGTGCAGACGTAGACCGCTTCCGGCTTGTCACCGGAGGCCGGCGACTTGATGAAGTGGATCGCCCAGTCGTGCCAGAACTGCTTGTCGTCACCACCGCGCCAGCCAGGCAGGATGCGATAGCGATGATCACCGGCTGCCGGTTTCAGAGTCGCTTGACGCGACTTCTTGGCTGCCATTTCTTTCTGCTTGTTCTGGATCAGTGCGAGAATATCCATAGTTTTTACGCCTCGTTTCGGATGTTGGGATTTTTCGAATCTTCGAATCTTCGGATTTTTCAGACTCACCAACTAAGCAGCTCGCCGTAACTAACTGCTTAGTGATGTTTGTAGTCTAACAGTCAGTCGCACGAACTGCTAGAGGTAGAACAAGAGCTGCCGCTATCGCTGCTCGAACTGCCGCCCCAGGAGCTCGAACTGCCGCAACTGCGGGAGCTTTCGTAGCTGCTGGAAGAGCTGTACGACGGCTCACAGGAGCTGCTGCGCGAAGAGCGGTCGTCGTCCAGGTTCAGCGGGTTTGCCGGGTTCAACGGATGCGACACGCTCATGGGGTTCAGCGGGTTGCTCAGATCGTTGTCATAGCGACGTGCCGGCGTTGCGTGCGCGGTCGGCTTCGGTTCGCGTCGAGTCGCAGGTGCAGCCTTTGCGACCGGCTTCGGTCGGCTGATCTGATCAACACGAACAGGCGGAACAACCAGATCGCTGGCGAAGGTAGGAGCTCGACGAGCCTCGATCTTCTTCTCCAGCTCACGGATCGCCTGTTGGCGCACGCGGTTGGTGTCGCGATAGATGGCATAGCCAACAGCTACAACAGTGAGCAGTGTGGCGCCGCCCAGGATCAGTTCAGTGTTCATGCGGTTTTACCCAATGCTGCGAGGGCGGCTGCGCCCGGATGTTCTTTGGTACGGACGCTGCCCTGCGCTTCTGCACGCAGATCGGCGCCAACTTGGATCAGCATGTCCCGGCGATGGCGGAAGCTGTCAGCGGCAGACTTGACCATTTCGGCAATAGCCTTCGCTTCGTGCTTGCGCATCAGGGTCTTCTGATACTTGGTGTCCTTGATGATCGCGGACTTGATCATGTTCTCGGTCGCTTTCGTACCGGCGCTGGCGAAGGCGTCGCGATACTTCTGATCCAACTGAGCTTCAACCAGGTCAACCTGTTGATCTGCGCGGTCAGCCTGGAACTGAGCCTTGTGTGCGAGCATCGAGTAGTGGGCGAACAGTGAGGCTTGGCGGGTCATCGCCAGACTGATGTTGGTCTGAGTGAACGCCAGGTCTTCGCGAAGCTGATCCGGGTCAATGTAGGTCCGCAGGTCAGAGCTGGGGGAGAAATCGTCCACCACCTCTTCACGCTTCGGTTCGACCGGCTCGGGCTTGGTCGGCTCAGCAGCTTCGACGGAGGCGAGTAGAGCTTCGACTTCATCGACCTCTTCACCGATGCCTTCTTCGATCAGCGCCAGCTCTTCGGCTTGCTGTTCTTCGGTCAGCTCGCGGGCGGCGATCACGTTGTCCTGGGGCAGCTCGGTCAGAGCTTCTTGAGCCAGGTCTTCTGCAGTCACCTTCTCGGCGACTTCCGACTGCGGCTGCTCGATCTCTTCCAGGGCGGCCAGATCAGCCTCGTCCAGCTCGATCTCCGCTACCGGCTCTGCAGCCTTCGGCGCTTCAACTACGGGCGTGGTTTCGGCTGCAGCGATTGCCTCGATATCTTCATCGAGACCGGCAAGCAGCGCCTCCAGCTCGTCGATTTCTACTTCGGGTTTGGACATTTCTGTGCCTCGTTCTCGTTGTTTCTGCGACTATTAACTAACTATTTAGTGAGGGGCTCAAGTAAAAATCTCTGCTACCTGAGCGAATACCGCATCGAGCAGTCCTTGTTTCGAACCGTCGAAGGCGATTTGTGCAGGGTTGAGTCCAAAGACGATGGTGCAATCCATCTTCGGGTCATAGTGGCTCTTGCCCACCAGCTCTTCCCATCCACCTTTCACCTCCGGGACCAGGTGTCGAATCGTCTTCGTACCCAGCGCCACGATGACAGGCGGTTTAAGCAGCTCGATCTCTCGACGCAAGTATCCTGCGCAGCCGTTGATCATGGAGTTCTCAAGCTCCATTTCCTTCGGCTTGCGGGCCTTTATCAGAGAGGTCATGTAAACGTCCTTCATCTTGAAGCCATGCTTGTCCATCGCTTCTTTGATGTAGCCGGCCGTATCGCCCACGCCGAACATGCCCTTCTCTTCCTCTTTCCAGGTCGGCATGTCGGTGATCAGCATCATGCGGGGCTTCTTACCCAGCGAGGGGTTCGGGTGCGTCAGACCGCCCAGCGGGCAAGCAGAGCAAGCGCACGTCTCGTCCACGATCTTGACCAGCTCACCCGCGACATACGGGTCAACCATGATCACCCGCTCAGCCTTCACGTTGTTCGTGACGATACCCGGCAAGAGCTCCTTCTGATCACGAAGTCGATCAGGGTGCCTGGCGTCAGGCTGAGTAGGCTCGATCTCTGCGAAGGCGCCCACTTTGTCCAGGGACTCTTGGACCCTGACGTTGCAGGATCGTCTGTTCACCCGCGCAATGAAGTCAGCCTTGTCTTTGAACGGGCCGCCCTTTCTCGCCTCCAGGATCGCCTGCGCGCCTGTTTCGGATAGACCCTTGATCGCTTGGAACGGCGCGTACAGCACCTTCTGCCCGCGACGGTGGTCATAGCCAATCTCGTAGCGGTCGGAAGACTTGTTGATGCTCGGCGGCACGATGTTGATTTCGTGCTCCAGGGCGTCTTTAGCCAGGCCCTGCAGGCGGTCTTCTGCCAGGATGCTCATGCAAGCGGCGAAGAAAGCCTCCGGGTGGTAGGTCTTCACCCACATCGTAATGTAGGAGATCAGGGTGTAAGCGGTTGCGTGCGACTTGTTGAAGGCGTAGCCGGCGAACTTCTCGATCTGCTCGAACAGGTTGGTGGCCACCAGGCGGTCCAGGCCCGAGACAGATTCACAGCCATCGACGAACTTGTCGCGCTGCTCGGCCATCTTGATCGGGTCTTTCTTACCCATGATCTTGCGCAGCCCGTCCGCTTCGGCCATCGAGTAGCCTGCCAGGTCTCGGGCCACCTGCATCACCTGCTCCTGGTACACGATGACCGAGTAGGTTTCGCGAAGTGCAGGCTCTACGCTCGGGTGGATGTACTCGGGCGACTCGAAGCCTCGCTTGATCTTGACGTACTGATCCATCAGACCGGATTGCATCGGGCCTGGTCGATAGAGCGCTGTGGCAGCTGTTAGGTCGTCGAAGGTCAAGTTGCCCTCGCTGCCCAGGTCTTTCAGCAGCCGTCGCATACCGCCCGACTCGAACTGGAATACACCGAACGTCTTGCCGGCTGCGAACGAGTCGAGAACCTTTCTGTCATCCAGGCGCAGCGTCGTGAAGTCGACCTCGACCCCCGTCTGTTCCTTGATGTAGCTCTTGGCCAGGCGCATCACGTCCAGGTTGGAAAGACCCAGCACGTCGAGCTTGATCAGACCGAAGTCCTCGACCACGCGCTTGTCCCAATTCACGACGTTCATGCCTTTGTCGTTCTTGAGGACGGCTCGATTCGCTACCGGCTCGCCGGCGAC